GCCTCATGCTGTCTATCAACTTGAAAACAGAGTGCGAGCCTCGAATCCAGGGGAGTCTGAGGAGTCTGATTTGAGCGACTACCCTATGACGGATAGCGAGACTACTGCTGAGTTTGTTGATTATATAGGAAGCGATTGTCGTGGCTGGGTTCGGGATCTTACGTTGTGGAAAGAGCTTGTTAAGGACAAGTTTGGCATTGCTGCACTTCCTGCTGTGCATATGGCGGACTATTTGACCTTATTATACTGCTACTGGCGGTGTGATTCTTATGACCTCTATAACGAAGATTTCGACGACGTAGCTACCGAGTTTATCCACCGACTGTTGCGGATGCCGCGTGCGTTCGGACCGGAGATTAGTGAAGTTCTAAGGGCGATTCATGATTTTTTCGAGTTCCTCCCCTACGCCGACGAAATTGACGACGTGTTTGAAAGTGACTATTGGAAAGATAAATCAGTTAGCACCTCCATTTTGAGAATGTCCCGAGTTTACATGGCAGTCTGGCCGGTGCGGGATTACTTAAGGATTGAAGACTTACATGCAGCTGTGTATTCGTTAGTTGCTTCGGATGACTGACCAAGATATGCTGGTTTTAAAAAACCACTTGTTGAGCTGTTAGGATAAGGTTGTAATATGTCGTCTGCGTCATCAGCAAACCCTATAGCTACTGACTGGTCAGTCATCATCAATCAACTGGTTGCTCATGAAGAACAACGATCAGAGGAAGCCCTGGTCCTGGGTGTAGCAGATTTTCCTACGGTGGCCGTCGACGACCCCGATGTCAATCATACTGTGAGTGTCAGACTGTGGGTGCGCACCCACTATGGTTATCAGCGAGGGGGAGTGTTCATCCCTGTTCGAGCTGTGGCAGACCGACCAGATCTAGAAGAGGCTATGCGACGCAGCAATGTTCGTGACATCAATCTGTTCATTCATTCGTTAAACGCGACTCATAGCTGGTCGGCATGTCTTAAGGCAATGCGCAAAGCAGTCAATCGCCTGCGTGCTGTTGGTACTGTATTACTAACATCCGCTCTAGCCAAAGATGGGACAGTAGCTTCAGCTGCTGACTTGCAGCCGTTTGCTCTGCCGGAGGTAGCTTTTGCTTCTGCTTATCCACAAATTTTAAAAGATATCACCAGAACTGTAGAGCAGCAAGTCCCAGGTGCACGACGACTCAGAATGCGTAGTAATAGCTTGTGAATCGCAGTCAATGGATTGAATGTACTTAGATTGTGCGAGCGGGTCTGTTAAAAAACCGAGTAATCAAGATATAGCATTACCTGCTCAGCATCTGTGGCTCAACCCGATAAACCGATCATCGTAAGATGGATTACGGAGTATTGGGTAATCTGGAGGACAGCGGAGCTCACCGCTATTTTCTTGCTCGACATCTGGACAGCCCTCTGTTAGCGGATGGTTTACTCGATGACATCGAGAAAGCTACCATAGGCCCGTCTTCGACTAACCAATCAAGAGGGCTGCGGCGTGTATTGAGGGACATCTGTCAGGACGCTCCGTGGATATTTACCAGGCATCGAGTAGGAGGACGCGAGTACACGGCATCACGGAAGCCTGATATAGATGACTGGAAGGTCGAGGTCATGACACCGCAATGGTGTCTTTCCTTAGTCAACACCTTGGCCGGCACTCCGGGAGGAGTCCTAGCTAGTACCGAGGTCGCTAACGACTGGTCACAAATGGTTAGGGCGTGTATCCCTGAGGCGGGAAGTTATCTCCCGAGAAAACTAGATGTAGACAGCTATGCGCTGGAATATCTTAACAGGGAGTCCACTTTGGACGATATATGGGGAGGTATCAACGATCTATGTGCGTCTGGATCAAGAGCCACCTATAAACACGAGCTGGTGTCTAGTGTAAGCACGTCTATCCACATCAATCGTCATATGGCCTGTGTTGTAGATGCGCCGTCAATGACAGTTACCTACGGATCGTTCGACATGTTCTTGGCCATGAAAGATTGCTGCGGTAGCCGAGGAAGAGCCTTCTTAGCCGCCCGATTGTTTATGCCCGGTGGACATATGACTGACCTTCTAGCTGACCAGATACGTTGGCAAGAGTTTGTCATCGAGTTGCTAGGGAATGATGGATATGATATTGCTAAGATGACCGAGCCGTTATCGAAAGCTTGGATGACTAATATATCTGATCCTGACTTTGCACCTATCGGCCCGACTCCGAAGATGCAATCCAAGCTGAGGGATAAACTTCGAGTTTTAGTTGCGAACAACCAGGTTACCACTGATGCTGCTGTAGAGATCATAGAACGATATGCACAATTGTTGGAGAGAACCAATATACACGAATGTGTTCAACTGTTTGGGCTCCAGAAGTTTGTGATGCATCCACATATCTATGCAGAATCTGGGGGCGCTAGCGCTGCAGCCGAGGCTCATATCCTAGGTACCACGTCATACGATGCCATCAAGGAGCTGCGGGCCGAATGTGCTATCTCGGTATGTCTTGGATATATTGAGCGTAATCACAAATGGCCTCCTCTTGTTTTCCCGGAGGATCAACCGGCTACTCAATTAAAGAAATGGTACACATCTGGGTTCACTCGTGTCACTAGAGCTGAGTTCGCTCTATCTGATTGGGAAGGGGTTGGGTTTGCACAATGCCTGGACTTTGATTATCATGATAATTACTTGGATCTTATGGATGACAGAGCTATATCCTACTATCGTGATGACCTTGATGCTTACTGGCGTAGTGCAGCATTCGCCAAGAGTAGTAGAAGGCTATTATTAGAGCTCATGGCGCGACCTACATTGTCGTTAGAAGAGATTTGCGACATGGTCTCTAAAAGACTTGTGCCTGCTCGATTCAAAGTGATCTCTCTCTATCCTAAAGAGAAGGAGATGAAGGTAGCTGCCCGTATGTTTGCTATGATGGTACTGGAAATGCGTACATTCTTCACATGCCTTGAAGCAAACCTGGCCGATTCAGTGTTTCCGCTACTTAGAGCGCAGACCATGACCAAGGATAAGATATCTGTCACCCAGCAATTTTACGCGTTGACCAATCCATCTAGTGATCCGACAAAGTTGCGCATATTCCTTGAGTGCGATCTAGCCAGATGGAATCTACGGTGGCGAGGAGAGGTTACACATTACGTCGGGAGAGACCTTGACGACCTCTTTGGCACTAAAGGATTGTATACCTTCGTGCACGAATTCTTTGCTGACTGCGTGGTTGTTGTCCGTACGCCACGTATGAGACCCGATGGTATTGAGCTAATGAATCCTCCTGCCTCTAAGCTAGTCTGGTACAATCACAACGGAGGTGTCGAAGGGATTGCACAGAAGCATTGGTCTCATCTTACCTATGGCATGATTGACCGGTGTATGAGAGGGTTCAACGGATCTTACGTCCTCATAGGTCAGGGGGACAACCAAGTCTTAGCTATCACTGTGGATCGAGATCTATCCATGAGCGAGATTGAGCAAGCCAAGACCGTGATTGAGGATGTAACTCAGCGGTTATCAAAGGGGTGTGCTGAAGTCAATCAGGATCTCAAGCCGGAAGAGTGTTTGGAATCACGCACAGTCATAACTTACTCCAAAAATGTGTATGTTAGAGGAATGGAGCTGTTCACATCTATCAAGTTTGCTTCCAAACTATATGCTCGCACTTCGGATGAAATGCCTTCTTTGACTAGTGACATAGCTGGTTTGGCCAGTGCTAGTACAGCTGCAGCTGAATACAATACACAACCGTTGCTACTCGGAATGCTGATGGCGTTTTTCCTCAGGAGGGAACTAGAGTTTCGTCTCCGTCACGGTCGCGAAGAGCTAGCGATAGTTGCTCGTCCATTCATTGTTGATCTGAAAAGGGATCTTACTCGACTAGCTCGAATTCTTCTGCGCTTACCAAGTCATTTTGGAGGGCTAGCTATCGCTACTTTTGCAGACTTCCTGTACAGAGGAGGGGCAGACCCTGCTGCTAAAGACTGGTCAACTATAGTTCGTTTGTCAGAAGTCGACGAGATGAGTGCGGGAATTCGTCACTGGATTGAGCAGGGAGGCCCATTCTCTCTGGAGACTGACCCGGGGCTCCTTATCGGATCACCGTACTCGTTACCTTTGAAGCCGGTCCCAAGTCTGAAGTCTCGGATCAGGCAGATGACCCGAGGCTTTATTCGTGCTTCATGTGTAAATCAGGACATTCTAGCCGTAACATCTGATAAAGCTGATGAGTATGCTGCAGCCTTGAAGGAGGCGCTCATCAACTGCGAGGATGTTAATAGTCTATTTCTAGCTGAGGCTATGGCCGTCAGTGCTACAGCCGAGTCCGATAGGATTGAGAGTTCTTACATCTCCACTAGAACAGTGCAGCTAGCAGGTCGTCGCGCAGGTATAGATACGGCATCTCCGTTAATTCACACTTCCGGGGAAGAATTCGTCACTCGTATTCATGACCTCTTAACCATAGGCCCCATTGTGCGTTATTCAACCGATCGGCGAGTATCGTCATTTTCTGACTTCCAACATATGAGGCAGAAGTGGGTTGAGTGCTTCCGGCATGCTGGACTCCCGGCCAAACGCATCGTCGGTGTTGATGCTTTCCCTCCCCTTCTATGTGTCACTCATGTCGCTAATGTACCTTCCGGCTTATCAGGAGTGAAGATTTGCTTCACTGGTGACAATACATTTGCACGTCGCCGAGGTCCGTATCGTCCGTACTTCGGAGCAAGGACACAAACTGCTCGTTCTGAGCATGGATACAAGATTGTTGGTGACTCGCGTCCT